GTAGAGGATTTAACTGCTTCTATACCCATCATCTTGAGTTTAGGCTTAGCATATTGCACACCTTCAGAATTGTGTACATTTAGAATATATCTTTTCTTTGCAATCCATACACCACGATCAGCGATAACTTCTCGTTTCATAACCATTCGATTATCTAGGCAATTGAGTTTATCATGAAGATTTTGATAAGCATTTTCTAGAGTATCTTCTAATTTGATGCAAACTTCATCGAGAAATTTAACTGGATTGTTTGGTTTAAATTGTTTTACAAATGCATCCATTTTAACATACAGAGAATCTGTATCGATTGCGACAACATAATCTTTGTCTGTTTTAAACATCTTGTTTATTTCATCGTTAACTGCTTTTTCTGCCCATTGGATTGCTAACTGACCAGTAAGAGTAACAGATTCGGCTACACGTTGATCAAAATACCTAAAGTATTTGTTACCAAGTGCACCATAAAGAGAGTTCATCAAAATCTTAATCGCCATCTGATGATTATTGAGAGCATCAATTTCATCTCTCAATTTTTTAGTAGTAGCTTTTTCATATTCTATTTGAGCTTTGATCATCTCATTTTTGATCACTACTCTATCATCATAATATTGACGAATGATTCTTGGAATAACGCCTTCTATATCCTTTCTAAATCTTACACCAGAAGGGGCAAGTGTATAATCACCTGTATCTGGAAATAATCCATCAAGCGCTTTACTTACACTAATATCATTTTCATAACCATCTATCACCGTTTCAGTACTCATATTCCATTGAACGATAATATTAGGATAAAGTGAATTTAAATCGAAAGAGCATATCCAATCATGACCACCGACATGAGGTTCTTTTACATAGCCACCAGCGAATGGTGTTTTTACTTTCTCGCTTTTAAATGGAACAGCGACTTTTTCTTTATTCAACATTCGATAGATGATTGAATCCCAAATGTTTGTAGTTCCAAAGGTATCGACATAATTTGCACCAGCTTTATATGCCATCGTCATGATCAAAGTAATAAGACCCAATCTCTCTTCTAAACGATCAACGAGTTCGACGTCTCGAATATTATAGTCGATAAACTTCTGATAATCTTCTTTATATAAGTTGTTAAGGGAACCAAACTCTTCGTATGATAATTTTCTTTCGTCCAATACAACGTGTGCAATGTGATCTAGACGATAAGATTCTTGTTGACCATACGTGTTTAAGCAAAACTTTTTAAATGATTTTTGATAATCAAGTATTTGCAAACCATTAATCTTACAATAAGTTACTTGTTGTCCGCGATCTATACCAGCTTCCAATCTTGGCATTATACCCCAAGGTGATAGTCTTTTTATTGATTGAGGACCAATAACTTTTGATATTCTGTTCGCGAGATATGTTAAATCGAAATATTCTACGTTCCAACCAGTAACTACATCTGGCATATAATCAGGATCATTCCAAAACTTTAGAAAGTTATCGAGCATATCAAATTCAGTATCATATTGGTGATATACAACATCATCGCGAGTTACATTATAATCTCGCATACCAAATACGTGATATTTGTTGTCCTTATTATTTTTAGTTGTGATTGAAATAAGAGGATAGTTTGCTTCTTCGGGAATAGGGAAACCTTCTTCTGATTCTACCTCGATATCGATGGTTGTAACGTTTATCTCGTCACGATTAAATTTGATTTTTTCTGGCCAAACATTTGTGATAAATTGAAAGATGAAATTGTTTTGACCATGGATTTCAATACCGTCTACATGTTCATAACGTTTGATGAAGTTATTTGCTTCACTCATCGTTTCGAATGTAACTGGTTCTACGTTTTTACCGTTAATTGATTTCCATTCTGATTGAACTGATGGATTGACTGGATATAATACAGGTTTGAAAGGTATTCTTTCGATGTGTCTTCTACCATCTTTATAACCGCGAAGCAAGATAGTATTTGCTTGACGTTCGACACTTGTATAATATTTCATAGTCCCTATTCTACCACAAGTAAAATTAAAAGTACATTAATCAATGATAAAAAGATTTGGTTGCTCCGCATATTTGTCTGGTAATAAATGATCTATTGTTACTCCTAACGATTTAGAGTAAATTTGAGTTACTGGTGCAGATGAATTATCTGTTAATAAGTTTTTCCTTCCATCTTTTGGCCACAATCTTTTCCATTCTCTTGAAATTTTTTCTATGTAACCCATAGGTCCACCAGCAAAAGTGTTCCAGTTCTTTTCTACAATAAACCATTTCATATAGTCTTTAAATTTATTGCTTATTGAATAACATTCCATTGCAATTCCAGGCATCCATATTGCATAGTTCGTCATTCTTTTGAAATCACTTCTAAATTTTTCTTCATCTGTTAGATAAGCATCATGTTCCATAATAATAAATCGTTCTTGCTCTTCTTTTAACATGAGTTTTAAATGACTTACAACAACTGCTTTTTCTATTTCTGTCCAATTTCTATCTCCACTTCTTATTACTTGATGAGGCCAAAAAGAAAATTTAAGTCCTTCTATTTCAATCATAGGACCTACTCCCCATTGATCGACTTCATCGATCCAAACGAGATCTTTTGGTTTAGTACATTGAATAGGAATAATCTCTATCAAATCTTCTACACATTTAAAAGATTCTATAGACATTTTAGAGTATGCGACGGATACTGGATTATCAAAATCCATAATCAGATATGCTTTCATAATATTCCAAGTGTGGCAGCCAAACAACTGCCTGACTGCCACGTGCTTTTATCTTATAATACTGTTGTTAAAAACCAATAAGGTAGTGAAGCAATCACGCCAATAATGACGCCTGATTGTACATACCCTACAGTTTCAGTATCAAGACGTTGCAGTCTTTTCTGAAGTGTTTTCATTAATTATCTCCTCGTAATTGTCATGTTTTTTAATTTCAATACTACGAGGACGCTGATCTTCTGGGACGACTACTTTCAATTTGATGACCAGTATTCCATCCACTAGATCGGCTCCAACTACTTGTGTGTACTCGGACAGCCTAAAGACACGCTTGAATTTTTTCGTTGAGATACCTCTATGAATAAATTCTCGGCCTCTAGTTTGATGCTCACCTGTTACGGTAAGGGTTCTATCCTTCACGTCAACATTCAACTCATCTTGAGAGAAACCAGCAACGGCTAACTCAATATGATAATCATCATCTGTGTATTTGACAATGTTGTGTGGGGGATAGTTATCTTTTGCTTGTTTCGCAGCCATATCTACTTCTGCTAAGAAATGATCAAAGCCAACAAAACTTGCGCGTGGGAATAAGCTTCTAACGCCTGTCATATTTACCTCCTAAAGTTTAAGCAAGGTTAGTGTATACCCGGACCACCCGGCATATACAGTACTATATATACGTTTTTGGGTTTGTAGGACCCTCAATTCCAAAAGAAATTGCTAATCGAGTTTCTAAAGGTTCGATATAGTGATACGTACCTCTTGGAATCCATAACAACTGGTCTGGTTCAAATACTCTTTCCCAAAACTTTTCTGCTTTATCTAAATCTGATTTTGGGTTAAATGTATCTTCTGGAGATACAAGAGTATTGTGTAATGGTGAAACTGGAACAGTTGGTTTCCACAATGATAATTTCACCCTACCTAAAACTTGTAAATATACCACGTCCATTCTATCGCGGTGTATTTTAAAACTTTCTGCATCTGCAGTAAAACTTCCAAACCCTATTGCTGTAATATGGTTCCGATGAAATGTAATACGCATACGCTGTAGCAGGTCTTTAAACCATTGAGGCACGGAATCTCTACGTTCTAAGTGTCTTAATTCTATTGCGTTTTGCTTATACTTATATACTTTAAGCTTTTTCTTTTGCTCACCATTAAGGTCATCTTTTGGGTGTCCTTCGATAAGTTTAACCCAATCTATAAAAGAAAAATCTTTGACTTTGTTTATTTTACCAAAGAAGTGAGGTTTTCCTGCTCTAACATCTTCTATAAATTTACTGTTTATTTCCGATGTTGTATTTTGCACAAAGCTCCCATTCATCTTTTTCCTTAAATGATATGACTTTAATTTGTCTCAATGGAGCAACTGGTTGAAGTTGCTCTTGGTTTTGAACTGTAACTAATCCCCAATCACTTAATAAAGTAGCAATACTATTTCTTCTAGCAATATCACCTTCTTCTAGGTTTGCTTTACGTCCATCTAACAAGAATAGTTCTTTAAAATGCACTATAAAATATCTGCCTTGTTTATGAAGTATATGACATGATTGAAATAATTTGTTACCTTGTCTTGAGGCTACACCGATACGTGTAAGTGTTTCACGTACCTTTAGGAAATCGTCTGGTTCGTTTAGTATGACTTCCAGCATTGAAGCTGGTGTCCATTCAACTATTTGTTCTTCGTCCACCTTTATCCACCTTTTGTTTTATTTGTTTTAATTGCTCGGAACTGAGGAGTGGGAGTGCCTGTCTGGCCTTTTCATTACTATATCCATAATACTCCATAATCACCTCAATGTCCTCGCTGGTTTCAGGTTTGATCCATTTCGAGAATCTTTTTCTTTGTCTGATTATATTTATATAAAATTCGTATTGTAAACGATTATCAAGATGATGATACTGATTCATGATATTAGCATAAGCAATTGTATCTTGGAAATACGAAAGCGTACGATTTACAAGAAATGGATTATAAGCTTTCTCATCAATATCATCTTTCATGATATTTTTCTTTGTCCAGTTTATACTATTCAGATAGTCGAATGGGTTCATGTAAATATCTCAAGTTCATTGCTATACATGTTCTTTTTGCTTCTTCGTTTATCGCAGGTAAAACACCATGCACTAAAGAGGAATCAAACAATACAAACATATTTGGTTTTGGTTCTATTTCAATATCAGGGTTTTGAAACACTAAACTTCCACACCCTTCATCTGCAACTAAGTAATATATGGCCGATAATCTTTGATGTGGTCCTTCATGATGATGCATTGCTGTACCTTCACCATTTTCGTAATCTAATCCCCATATGTCACTATTTACTTTATATCTGCCCTTCATCATTTCTGATACTTTTTGTGAAAATACGTTTCTACAATTCTCAAAAGTATTTTCATTAAACTTGTAAGGCTGATATATTTTACAGTATGCAGTATTTAATCTAATGCTTGTTTTAGATTGTTCTTTTGATGCTTTTTCTCTGATTTTAGCTATTCAGAAATCTCTATCTTCTAATTCTAACTCAACTGTAGCTAAAAGAGGTTTGCTATTTAAAACTAACATTCGCCATTACTTCGGTTAGACAAGCAACAACATTAAGTTCATGATCAGCAACAAAAGCATTCTTGTATTGATAATCAGCAAGTATAAGTACGAGTTGAGGTACACTTGCAGCTTCAACTTTGTCATTCATACGATCATATAATGCTCTAAATATTGCACTTGCATCAGTATCTATGTTATTCGCGACCCATACTCTCATCTTTTTAAAGTCTTTTGATCTTAAGAAAGTAAATAAGTCGTCATAATTAGATGTTGTATGTAAAGCATCTAAACTTAATGTGCCACTGATTGAATTACGTTGACATTCATTTATGATTCTGCGCCAATCTGGTGCATACTTCATAATCAGTTCAATTAATACTTTTTTGTTAAACTCAACGTTTTCTGTTTGAAGTATAAACTCTAATCGACTAAGAAACTTTTCTGCAAGAGGAACCATATCTTTCTTAGAAGTATTAAACT